GCTACAACAATTGTAACTAAAAGCGGCTCAGGTGCTCCCACAGCCTCCGATTTGGTAGCTGGAGAGCTTGCCGTAGACTTAACTAATGGGCGTTTGTACACTGAAGACTCAGGTGGTACTGTTCTTGAACTAGGGTTAAACCCAAATGCAGACGTAACGCTTGCAGATGGCGCAGACCTTATTACCGCTTCAGCAGGAACAAGCAACCTAAGACTAGGTGTCAACGCAGGTAACAGCATTATAGCGGGTGGTAATGACAACACCCTCATCGGCGATCTTGCGGGTGATGCGATTACTACAGGAGTGTCAAATACAGCAGTGGGTAAAGATGCTTTAGGCGCAACCACCACAGGAGGCAACAATGCGGCCTTGGGCAAGAATGCCTTAATAAGCAACACTATAGGCAGTTACAATACTGCAACAGGTAAGGGAGCATTAACAGGCAACACCACGGCATCTAACAATACCGCATCTGGGTACAATGCTTTAACAGCAAACACCACAGGCGACAGGAACGTGGCGATGGGCGCTAATGCTTTAGACGCTAACACTACCGCAGATGGTAATACGGCTGTTGGTTATGACTCTTTAAGCACTAATACAGGCTCTGAGTTAAATGTTGCAATAGGTTTCAATGCCCTTAGACTTTACAACAACAGCAGTGGCTCTGGCTACAATACAGCCGTCGGCGGTTTAGCAGGAGCCGCATTAACCACGGGGCAATACAATACCCTCATCGGTGGTCTTGCAGGGGATGCGCTAACTGATGCTGATTACAACGTAGCTTTCGGTTATAACGCTTTATCTGGAGATACTAGAGGCAGTCGTTCAATTGCGATAGGGGTAAGTGCTTTAGCAAACCAAAACCTTACTTCAGCAACTGATGTTTATAACACGGCAGTGGGACATGGCGCAGGGTCATCAGTAACCACAGGCATATCCAACACCCTCATAGGTGGTCTGGCAGGTGGCTACATCACCACAGGCACAAGCAATTCCACTTCTGGCTATAACGCCTTAGCCCGAAATACTACGGGTGCTGATAATACCGCCGTGGGCGCTGATGCGTTGTTTTCAAATACTACAGCCTCTTTTAATACCGCGGTTGGTAAAAGCGCCTTACTGCTTAACACCACAGGCACAATCAATACTGCACTAGGCAGACAGGCACTAGCAAACAACACAACTGGTACAGACAACACTGCTGTTAGTTACTCTTTGGTTAGTAATACAACTGGCTCAAATAATACAGCCGTTGGTAAATCTGCTTTAAACGCAAATACCACAGGCGCAGGCAATACAGTAGTTGGTGTTGATGCAGGAAGCTCAACGACCACAGGTGGTTCTAACGTATTTCTTGGTCTACAGGCGGGTGTTTATGGAACAGCGGTCACAACAGGAGGCACCAACACTTTAGTTGGTTCCTACACTTCAGCAACTACAGCAGATGCGGGTTCAGCCGTAGGTCTAGGGCATGCTTTAGCCGCCGCAACAGGTTACACAACTGTAGGACATGGTACTTCAGACATCAGAGCACCACACGGAACTGCAACATGGGCAACAGTTTCTGACGAACGCTACAAGAAAGACATTGTAGATTCTGAAGCAGGTCTTAGCTTTATTAATGCACTTAGACCCAGAACCTTCAAGTACAGGACTTTAGGTGAACTACCTGAAACCTTTAGCGCCTATGAAGCTGACTCAACTGAAGTCTTTAAGAACTCTGAAACTAACCACGGCTTTATAGCTCAGGAAATTAAAGCAGCTATTGATGCAGACGACAGCATTAAAGACGGCTTTAAACTTTGGGATGAAAGAGATGATGGTTCTCAAGAAGTTGGTGAAGCAGCACTAATCCCTGTGCTTGTAAAAGCAGTTCAAGAACTCTCAACTCAACTAGACGCAGCATTAGCTCGCATTGAAACCTTAGAAGGATAATAAAATGGAACCACGTACCGCAGAACAACTAGCACAAGACTACTCAGCAATGAGTGACAGTGCGTCTCTTATCAACGCGATTATCACAGGAGACTCTATGGCTGATGAATCTGCCGAAGACCGTCAAGACTGTGTTGATCGTAACGTACAGCACCTTGAGCTTATGGTTGCCAAAGAAGATTGGGGTTCTGAAGACATGACCGCAGTTAATGCAGCTATCAGCGCAGGTAATGGCTACACAGCATCCTAAGGAGTAACTAATGTTAATACTAGACTACTTAAACGCCCTCACAGCCCTTGTAACGGCCTGTAGCGCCATTACGGCACTTACTCCTACTCCTAAAGACGACAAGATCATCGGCAAGCTCTACAAGTTCTTAGAGATTGGCGCATTGGTTATCGGAAAGGCTAAAAGATAAATGCAAGAAGAAGCAAAAGTCGCAGTGGACGCACTGGCGGTAACTACGACAGTGTCCACCCTAATGGGCTGGATACCTGCTGTGGCTGCTGCTTTGAGCATTATATGGACTGTCATTAGGATCTTTGAGACGGAGACAATACAAAACTTAATCCATAAAAATAAGGACTCTTAATGTGGAGTACATTGATCTTATTGGATCAATCTGGCCCATCTTTGTGGGCTTCATTGTGCTTGTCCTCACGTTGGGCAGGCTAATGTCCCGTATGGACGTAGTGGAAGAAAAACTTAAAACTTTGTTTGACCTCTGGAATAATCGGAACAGCTAATGGCTTATAAAGTACTTACTAAGCAACAGTGGGATAACCTACCTGCCTACAAGAAGTATCAGATGAGGTATAGAACTCCTGATTTGTACAACTACTATCAAGATAGGTATGTGACTAAAGCAGAACCTGTTGCACAAAAAAGAACTATTGAAGCTGAAGACGGTATGCTCGGAAGCTTAGACTCTGATATAAAACCTGTAGCGTATGAAGCCCCCGCATTAGCACCGCTTACTACAGGTTCTATGGAGCGCAGAAGAATTAGTGACCCAATAGGCTCTGTGGGTAACTCTGGAACTCAACAAGTCCTTACTGAAGCTGCACCGTTAGCAACACTTACTACAGGTTCTTCTACGGAAAGTACAAGAGTTGTAGACCCAATAGGATCTGTGGGCAATGCACCTAAAGGTTGGTGGGACGTAGCAGACCCTAAGGCTTTCTTTGGTGTGCAGGGTGAGCGTAATGCTACACAACAAGCCAATGCTGATAGATTTATTAAAGAGTGGGAAGAAGTCTCAGACAACAGCAGGACTTCCAGAAGTACCCTAAATGGTTTAATAGACGGTACTTATGATGCTAGTTTAGTAGCCGACAACTGGGGTTCTAACACATCTTTAAGTGGCTTAGAACAAGTAAAGAGTTACTCAGACACCATAGGTGAATACGGTGGTGACTTCGGGGCTTACTTACGTCAAGAGTGGGACAACTTTAACACTTCTCAGGGTGTGGACTTAGGTGGTTTAAATACTAATCCTACACAAGGTGGTACAGGTGCTGGGGGTGGTTTAGGTGGTGGCTTAGGAGGAGGCGCTGGAGGCCCTTCTGACAGAGCAGTTGTAGAAACTCCTGAAAGATTGTCTATGCAGTCTTATAATGATGCTATAATTGCCGCTGCAAAAGAAGCTGATGTACCTTTGGGCGTTGATTCTCCTGATGGTGCTTATTATGAATTAAATTATGGTCAGTTTGATGACGTAGCTTTAGGTGGTTACAAGCAAGTAAGAGAACCTTCCAGCATAGGCCCTAATGAGTTTTTAGAGATGGGCGCTAAGTTTTTATTGTCTACTATTGTTACTGGAGGCATTGGTGGTCTTATTAAAGGTCTTGCGGCAGGAACAGGCGCTGTTGCAGGAGTTTCCGCAGGTATTAAAGGAGCTTTTGCTAACTTAGCTAGTATGGCTTCTAATTTAGCTGACTTACCTGCTAATATAGTAAAAACTATTACTGATCCTTTAAGCGGCGTACCCTCTGCTGATGGCGGTATAATTTTTAACTTTGAAGCTGCTGGAAACGCAATAACCGACATTATAAAGTTAAATGACTTTGTACAGGATGAATCAGTAGTTAATTCAGAAAACCCTGAAGCTATTATTACTAATGAAGACGCTCTTAATACTGTTTTGGAAGACGGCGTTCAAGCTGGTTTAGACATTGTAGAAGCAATTAAAGAAGAACAAAAAGAAGAAGCGCCTTCACCAGAAGACATAATAACAGAAGAAGAGTTTGTACTAACTGAAGGCCCAGAGCTAGAAGAAGCTCCTGTTTTTACAACTGAACAGGGAAGTACTCGCGTAGTAGATCCTATAGGTTCCGTTGGTAATGCAGAAGCTGATGTCCAAGTAATTACAAGAGAAGACATAGAAAATGCGGCACGTAATGCAGGTCTTAATCCTGAGGATCTTACACCCAGCGATTATTTTCTTGTTGGCGATATTACAAAACTTACAGACAGGGAAGGCAATCCCGCTACAGTTGCAGATCTTTTAGAGTATCAAGAAAGTGTTTTTGCCGAAAGAGCAGCAGAAGTAGAGGAAGTAGTCTCCTTAGATCCAGACTCAGACCTATTGGGTACTTCAACCGTTGAGGAAACCATAGGTGACGAAGACTTTACTACTGCTCCTTTACCTACTCCAGAAATTATAGTTGATGAAGTACCTATAGACGAAATACCTATAGAAATAACAGAACCTGAAGTAGACATAGAAGTAGATCCTTTTCTCCCAGAACAACCCGTAGAAGCAGTTGATGAATCAGCGGCTGACGGTGGTGGCGGAGGTGGTGATGAAAGCGGAGGCGCTAGTACCACTGGGGCTGGCACTCCTACTGCTGCTGGAGGTACTGACGCTGCTGGAGGTACTGATGCTGCTGGAGGAGCTACTGCTGCTGGAGGAGCTAACGGAGACCCTGTTATTACTAGGGACGTTGGGGCTGTTGATGATGATCCTTTAATAGTAAACGAAGGAGATATTGTAGGAAGACAGATTAAAGAAGCTTATGAAGCTGAAACTGATCCTGAGTTAAAAGAAGCTTTAAAAGAAGAGTTAATAGCTTGGTTAGAAGGTCAGGCTGGTGAACCCGAGCCTATCCTTACAACAGAGCAACCTCCTGAAAGTACTTTTGACCCTAGTAATGCAGAAACTGTAGGCGATAGTACTGCCACAGAAGAAGACGATTCAGTAATTGATGTTGTTTTAAACTCTGGAATTGATGCTGTTGATATTGTAGACATTATTATTGAAGAAGCTACTACAGCAGACTCTACAGCTCCTGCCGATATAGACACTACAGGCAGTGCTTTAACCAGTACTACAGATACTACAGATACTTCAGAAGTAGTAGACCCTAATCAATCAACTGTAGATTCCGATGGTGACGGTGGTGCTGGTACTGAGGTTGCTGAGGGTACTGAGGTTGCTGAGGGTACTGAGGTTGCTGAGGGTACTGAGGTTGCTGAGGGTACTGAGGTTGTTGAGGGTACTGAGGTTGCTGAGGGTACTGAGGTTGCTGAAGGCGGTGACGGTGGACCTGACGGTGGACCTGACGGAGGTGACGGAGGTGACGGCGGACCTGACGGTGGCTTAGGTGGTACAGGCTTATTTGGTGGTAGAGAAGATTCTCCTACTGATATTTTTCAACCTAACTATAAACCACTAGAGTACAACACACAACTTCTAACTCCAACTTTATTTGATTTTATAGACTACAATCCTCTTAGGAATTTGAAATGACATATTTAGAATTAGTAAACGGAGTCCTAAGAAGACTCAGAGAAGATCAAGTAGGCTCCGTTAATCAAAACCCTTATTCAGCTCTTATCAGTGATCTTATTAATGACGCTAAAAGAACTGTTGAGGACGCTTGGGATTGGTCTGCGTTACGTACTACCCTTACCATATCCACAACGGAAGACATCTTTAATTACGTGCTTGTAGGTAGTGGTAATAGGATTAAGATTATTGACGTTATCAATGATACGTCCAACTGGTTTATGACTTACAAAGACACGCATTGGATGGACAATGCCTTCTTAAACGAAACACCCCCTAAGTCAAGCCCTACGTTCTACAACTTTAATGGTGTGGATACTAATGGGGACACTCAGGTTGATCTTTATCCTATTCCTAACGCTGTTTATACTATCCGAGTAAACTGTGTCCAACGTAACCCTGACTTAGTTAATGACACTGATAAACTTCAAATCCCACACATGCCCGTACTGCACTTAGCACTGGCTTTGGCTTCCAGAGAGCGTGGGGAAACTGGCGGTAGATCAGCAGGAGAAATGTTAGCATTTGCTCAGAGTTACATGTCAGACGCAATTGCTTTGGACGCATACAAACACCCAGAAGAAACTATCTACAGGGCGGTCTAAGCAATGGCTCAGGACAGACAGAATATAACGATTGCAGCCCCTGCGTTTAGAGGTTTAAACACACAGGACTCTCCGCTTAGTTTGGATGCTTCCTTTGCGTCCATTGCGGATAACTGTATTATTGACCAGTACGGGCGTATAGGCTCTCGTAAAGGCTTTACTGCTGTCACCACTAGCACAACGCCTATAGACGGCAGTAATGGCATTGAAGTTATTAAAGAGTACATAGATCCTGTAGGGGCTAATGTAGTTATATCTGCGGGTAACAATAAGATATTCACAGGTACTACTACCCTTACTGACGCAACCCCAGCAGCTTACACAATTACAACTAATAACTGGAAGATGGTAAACTTTAACGACCATCTGTATATGTTTCAATTAGGATATGAACCTTTAATTTACTCTGCTCATACTGGCGTTGTAGAAACAATGTCTGCACACGCACATGCTACAGGCACTCCACCAGAAGGCAATGAAGTATTAGCAGCCTTTGGCAGACTTTGGGTAGCTGATTTTTCAACGGATAAGTCTACAATTTACTGGTCTGACTTACTAAATGGCTCAGGCTGGTCTGGAGGTTCTACTGGCTCCATTGACATTTCTAAAGTATGGCCTAATGGTCTTGACGAAATTGTAGCTTTAGCAGCTCACAACGGTTTTTTAATCATCTTTGGTAAAAACTCCATTGTTGTTTATCAAGGAGCTAGTGACCCTACTACAATGTCTTTGGCTGACACTATAGCCAACGTAGGTTGTATTGATAGAGACACTGTACAACCCACAGGTACTGATTTACTTTTTATGTCCAACGAAGGTTTACGTAGCTTTGGTAGGACTATTCAAGAAAAGTCAATGCCCGTTAGGGACATTAGTAAGAATGTTCGTAATGATTTATTATACATAAACGCACAACAAGTCAATAGCCCCTTACGCTCCATATACAGCCCAGAGGAAGCATTCTATTTACTGTCCTTTAGTGACTCTAAGTACGTCTACTGCTTTGATATGAGGACTGCTTTGGAAGACGGAGCGCATAGGGTTACTACGTGGTCAGACACAACCCTAAGAGCCCTTGAGAGGACTCAGGACGGCTTGTTGTACGTAGGGAATACCAATGGTATTGCCACTTACAGTAACTATCAAGACTATGGCTTGTCCTACGACATGAGCTACTTTAGTAACCCACTTTCATTTGGGGACAGCTCAAGACTTAAAATACTAAAAGAAATTATCGTTACGTTTATTGGTGGTCAGGGAGCACAGGCAGTTGTAAACTGGGGCTATGACTACAGCCAAGCATATACTAAACAGATTGTTGAGATTAACTCTGGTAGTAAGACGGCTTATTACAATCAAAGTGAGTACAATGTGTCTACTTCAGAGTACAGTCCTTCAATCATTGTGGACAGACCAAAGACTAAAACAACAGGTTCAGGAACGGTAGTGACCATAGGTGTGGACGCTACTATTAATCAAAATGCGTTATCTTTGCAAGAACTTAATATTCAAGCTTTAATAGGTAGGATGATCTAATGAGCAATTACACAAAGACTACAAACTTTACAGCCAAAGATACTCTTCCTACGGGCAACCCTGCGAAGATTATCAAGGGTTCTGACTTTGACACTGAGTTTGATGCACTGGTTACAGCAGTGGCTTCAAAGTCTAATTCAGAAAGCCCAACATTTACAGGGACAGTTACGATACCAACGCTTAATGTAAACGGTGTGTTAACTGCTGGTACAATTACTGGAGGTACATACTAATGGCGCTTATTGATGATCTGTTAGGATTAGGTTTTGACATAAGTCAGTATAAAAACCTTTCCGACGAACTTAAAAGTTTTGGAAGTACTTCTCAAACAGGTATGCAAACTATAGGTAATACCGCTGCTTCTGAAATGGCGTTTAAACCTTTTACAGTAACTTCTGGTCTTGGGGCAACAACTACTACTGCCGATGGCGGTACTACATTAAGCTTATCTCCAGAGCAACAAGCTTTAGCCACAGGTTTAGAAACAGGCGCTACGGGCTTAATGCCTCAGGCTACTACAAGAACTGGAACCTATGATCCTTTTGCAGCTTCAGCTTTAACTGGAGCAACTACTGCGTTAGGTGGTGTAAACCAACAAGACTTATCAATGGCTCTACAGCGAGCTGGCGTAGGCAAT